CCATCAGCAATCCAAGTACGACCACTGAAAGTAGCAACACCAGTGCCATTTTGACTAAAAAGAGTGCAGGTGACATTAGCGTTTGCGCCAGTTGGGTCTGTGATCGTGACCGTAGGTGCAGATGTGTACCCTGTGCCTGCTTCTGTGACGATGATTTGAGAAACTGCATTTCCGACTAACACCACCTCTCCGGTAGCCGTTACTCCCCCGGTCTGTCCGGGCGCTCCAAAAGTTACAGTAGGAGCAGAATAATTGCTACCACCGTTATTAACAGTGACGCTGCCAATAGAACCAATGCTAACCAGATTAGTGCCATCCCAAGTTTTGTACCCTTTAACTGGATCAATAATTAGGATTCGGTCATTTTTCCACTGCACAATTTGCACATTTGCGTTGGAAAAGGTGTTTGCTGGCGCTAGGTTTCCTTGTGTATTTGTAACAATATCAACGTATTGAGCGCTTCCATTTTGCTGGAAGGCAAACATATATTCTGTATTGTTGATATTTGAAGATGCCATATACGTAACCGTATTGGCAAAAGCCACGTTAGCCAGTGTTTCTGGCGCGTTGACAATCCTGATGTTTCCGTAGCCAATTGGCTGTGCGTTTTCAAGCGAAGTAAACTCACCTTCACCAATAGCGGTGCGGTTGTTTTTGACGTTTACACCCTTGAAATCTTTACTTACAAAGTATGATTTTTTTTGTTCTACAGCAGCCATTTAGTACCCCGACTGATAAACAGACGGTAGGCGGCGAGTGAATGTGCTATTCAAACATCCTAAGATTTCTTTTGTGTACTGCTGTTTGAAGATTTCCGATTCCCCGTAACTTTGCTCTTGGAACTTTGCCATGTGCGCGGCGAAGAACGGGACGCACTCCGTGAACGGGTCTGGGATGTCTGTGTCAACACTTCCTCCCGATGCCAAATCCGTTGGAAGAACGACAGTATCGAGTTCAACAGTGTAGGTTTGATCGGGCTTTGGGCCGATGTAGATTGTTTTGTAGCCATAAAGTGAAAACCCGATGGGCCTCCCATTGTAGTTTTGCCAAAACCGTAATTGAGCATTGAAGTCCGTCCATGCCATGTAATACATAGGCCAACGGCTATCACCCCAATAAAGGTTTACGTTCAAAACGTCTAAGGTATTTGTGCCTTCCGGTAGGTTGACATATGAAATTGTCTCTAAACCAACCGATAAAGTATGAGTTTGCAGCACTCTTTTACAAGCGCTGTCTCTGACCGTGTTAGCACGGCCTTCGTTAATGTATGAAGTTAACTCTGCGTCAGTCCAGAAATTACCATTAACGTCATGTAGTAATCGCCTTGTGTCGGTGATGTAGTCGTTTAGAGTAGGCATCTTTTACCATTACTGTAACTGGACTTTTGCCACACCTTTGCTTTCAGGCTTTAACACCTTCGGCATTGGTGCGGCTACTCGTTCCACCACCGGGGCTGACAAGTGGACTTTTTTTGCAGGCTCAGATGAAAATGAAACCGTCTTCATACGCTCGATAGCGCGTGGCAGATCAGTATTCATCTTCATCCAACCAAGCCTTACAAAATATGGCTCTTTATTATCCTCGCCGTAACCAAGAATGTGTTTTGCAGCCTCAAGGGATAACTCCACTTCTTTGCCGTTATCAAACGTGTATTCCACGTTTTCAAATCGACCAACGAAAGGAACGCCTCTATTGGTTACAAAAACACTCTTGTTCATAACGTGACAATATCTCCATAAATCGCTACGTCACAGGTAACACCTGTAGCCGCAGTATTGACGTTAAAATACAAGGCAGGTGCAGTAAACACATTGGCATTTGCAGCAGCAGACAACGTAAGATTTACATACGATGCTGTGCTAGATGCGCCAGTTAATACCTGAGAATCAGCAACGTCCGTGCCTGATGCTGCCGTAGAAGTGTGAACCCCCACGTTAGCACCAGTAGCGGCAGCGCTGAAATTGCTCAGAGTAACTTGACGCACAATGTACTTATTGCCGTCCTGAACGGAAACAACAGTGTCTCCAACCGTGTCAAGTGATTGACCCGGAAGAAAACCAAGGCGCTTGTACCCAAAACCATCTGGGTATTCACGGCCTACGGCATTTGCGTCCATAGTGTCTCCTTAGTTGCCGAAGGTGTCGGGAGCCGCTTGGTCGCTTCCAACAACAACGTAAGTGGATGTTGCCAACTGGTTGCCCAAGTTGGTAATCCGCACGTTGGTGCCATCTGCAATCATAAAGCCACCAGTATTATTTGCTAACACGTTGGCAAAACCTGTACCAGCAGATGAGTTATTCACCTGAACAGCCACGTTTGCAACGGGATAGAAAATATAGGAACCAGCGGACAACACAGAGGAAGCACCTGAAGTCAGGCCAGTTGAGCCTGCAACAAAGTACGCAGCCGTGCTATTGGAGTTTGCCGCAGCAAGGATAATTTTATTAAGTGCTAATGAAGGCATTGTCTATTTCTCCTTTACAGTGTCAGAGAGTTGTAGCCAGTAACCTTCGTCATCGACTTGGGTTTGGTGCTTACCATTTCGGCAATCATCAGAACCGCGCCAACGTAACCAATCTGGAAGTTGGGCAGAGTCGATTCAAAGCCAGTGAACGCAAACGAAGCCTGCTCATGGATGTACATGGACAGATAGTTCGTGTTCAGCAGGTACAGAGTACCTTCCGGGCAATAAGGATCAGGATAGATTGGAACGCCAGCAACCATCAGGGCGCGGAAAGCAGCCTGTGGGCCATTGGCATCGGCATCAAAACCGGAACCCGGAGTAATCATGTACTGCTCTTGGCCTACGTAGTCCTGAGCCAGAAGCGTCCAAGTACCAAAGCCGCAAACGCCGAAAGTAGGTACTTCAGCGCAGTTCTTAACGGTACCGGAGATGTACTGGAGTACGTTCTGACGGGTCGGGTTAACCGAACCAGCAGCGTATTCCTTGGAAGCCCACCATGAGTATGCGCTACGGCTGATGTTGCCGTATGTACCCGATGAGTCAACAGCGATAGGCAGGCCAGTAAACTGCTGCGTGTCGCTTACGTTGTTGTACAGGGACGTAGCCATTGCATCCATCATCACGTTGGTCGCGTCATTCATGCGAGCCTCGATGAGGGGGATGATTGCGTAGTCTTGCTGTACTGCACCTTCCATACCGAGGAACGGTACGGGAGAGACAAGTAATTTCAAGTTAAACTCAGCGTTGTACGCGCCTTGCTGAACGCTAGGCTGTGCAAACGAGCCAGAATAGTCTGACCACTGAGCATTAACGAACTGCGAACCCTGAACTGGAACCGTCACCGAGGACACACCGCCAGAAGCGGTTTGACTATTGGCGATCAGTGCAGCCATGAGGGGCGTAGAGTTGTAAATCTGCACGACCATCTTGGGAATAAACGCACGGCGCGTTACATACGTAAGTTCCGTGTATTGTTGACTCCCAGAGGCCGGTATAATTCCTCCGCCAATAGGCATTTTTAATCTCCTAGAAAAAAGCCCCTAAAACAATAAAATCAAAAGCCAATAGGCTTCGGATTTTTCCTAAATTCACTTAATGCTGCATGAGCCGCGTCACGTGCCGCACCAACAGGATTCTTCATAAAGTCCTTGGTATTAAACTTGGACATTACTGGTTGAGGAAACTGTGATGGTGTAGGCGCAGCCGCTTGCTTCATCCACGAATGGTATTCGGCAGCGGTTTCGTGATTGGCAATACCTTTTTCAACCATGATCTTCTCGACTTCCTTAATATCGTCTTCAGAATCGACAAGACCCTTTTTGACTAGGGTATCGCGGCGTTTCATTAACTCTTCTTTTGCTTCCTTAGCCCGTAATTTGTCTTCTAAAGACTTTACTCGGTCTTCGGCTTGCTGAAGGACTGTGTTTGTGCGCTCTTCAATTTCAATCTCAGGGATTGCAACATCAGGGCGTACTTGTTGAGTAAGTTTCAAAAAAGGTTTGCGAGTTCTTGGGTCTTCAAATAAAGACTTGGCAAGCATTGCAAATTCTTGTTGTGCTTCTACTGATAAGTTTTCTAATGACATCTTTTAGCCCCTTTCGTCAGTTAGATAACTTTTTTACCGTCACCCGGCTTACCAAGAGTCATTTTGTTCTTGGGGCCGATTTTGTTCGGAGCAGTTAAGCCGCCAAACTCAGCAAAGCGCGGAGTATTGACGATTTGACCGTTTTGTTGGGTGTTGTCTGTGGGTCGGCGGGGAGCCAAGTTTCCACGGGGTTTGAAGAGTTCCATTTACTTCTCCTTAAATTGGTAATGGAGGTTGTTGAGTTCCGGGTGCTGGTGCTGCTGCTAATGCCCTTGCTTCAGGGGTTGCACCACCCGCCTGCGGCAAGGTTTGAATCAAGTTCATAATCTCTGCTGGCATAAGTTGGCGCGTATCGCCTTCGCGCTCGCCAAACTTGGATGTAATCTTTCCAACAATGTCTTGCAGGGTCATTCCTTCTTCAGACTCAAGGCCAAAAGTTTGCAATGCGTTTTGCAGCATATCTAGCGCCATCATTACGTTTAACCTTGCCTGTTCCATGTTGCCCGACTGTGGCTCAGGCGTAGTCATGGGGGAAGGCATGGGCGCAGTTTGGCTGGCCTGCTCGTTGGGAGGAGGTGTAGGTTGTGGTTGCTCAGACTTGAGCATATCCATCATTTCTTTATTTGAAACAGCCATATGTAGTCCTGTTCCTATGATGTGCGGATTTTCGATTGTACAAAACTATCGTGTCAAGCAAAAAAAAGTACGGCAGTGCATTTTCCCCAATTACGACTTCCGCATATAACGTGTGCCGTAAGAAGTTTTTGGAAAGCCTCCACGTTGTGCTTGGCGTGTATAGGAGATTCTTCCCATTGCACGTTCAGTATCCTTGACGGATGTTTCTGTAGCGCGAGGCTGATCTCCGCTACGCAGATTTCCTTCTGGTTGGTTAGGCAGGGCCGCCATCTATCTCTCCCGGTTGAGGTGCTACAGGCTCTTGGCCTTGAGGAATCTCAGGGCTTTGAGGCGTTTGTACAGTTTGAGTCTGTTTTTTCAAGTCTTCAAGCAGTTGTTGCTTCATTGGCGGATCAAGCATCTCAATCAGACGCTCTTTGCTAATCGTTCCAGCCTGATAGAGGCTGAAAGCAAGTTCCCTTTGGTCTTCCATGAAGATTGGACTGTTGCTATGAGCGTCAACCTTGACATTGAAATCGTTAGTAAACTGTTTTGCTATAAACTTGTTACCCTTTTCGTCTTGGTATACAGTGTCGTCATATACCATCATCATCTTCAAATACAGGGTTGCCAGTTTTTCCAATGCGCTTTCAATGACCAAAGCACGTTTTTTAGCGCGTGAAGAGCCGAGTCGAGCCAGTTGGGAGGCGTGTCCAGCACTACGAACACCACTTTCACCCCGGCCTTGCAGAACGGAAACGATACCTGAAGCCTCCGCAAACATGGCATCAATCTCAGCAATCTCACGAAATATGTCATTTGGTATGTCTGGAGCAAACTGTTCGACCTTGCCGTTGGGCATATCGTTAGCCAATAGGCCACCAGCACGGCGCAATGCAAAGGTTTTTTCATCCAATAGGCCACCAAAACCCTGTAATACCGTGGGCGGGTCTACCTGTTTGTCCAGTAATTGCATGATCTGAGTGGTGCGCTTATTCCTCATGTCTTGCAAGAAGATCAAGCGTTGCACTTCTGACTGCCCCCAATAGTAGTCGTACTGTGGGTTGGGGCAAATTTGAACAAATGGAACTTCGCCCTCCAAGAACATCATCTTGGCTGGGCGGTCAAAGATTACTACGTTTGGGTCAGCAATTGTAACGCATAAGTAATCATCAATCTCATCATCGTAAATCCACATTTCGTGCATCATCACCGTGTCTTCGGCAATCATAGGCACGTAACGGTTTACGCCAGTGAGGTTTAAGTTAATGTTTCCGTAAATGGTAGGATTGGTTGCAGACGTAATCACGCGATCCATACCGGAAGCATTGTCAGACGTTTCTTGTTGAGAGAAGGTGATGCGGCGCACCAATTCATCTCTCTTGGGATGCGACCACAGCCGTGAGAACAATTCGCTCTTGGTCATGTAGTAGCGCTGTATCATCGCTTCTTGACGATCCGTATACGGTGTATCTTCTCGTAACACGCCAATCGCGGCAGGTTCTACCATGTACGGATGGATTCCGTTGCGCCAAACTGGTTTTACAAAGGTAGTGTTGTAGCAAAATGACCAGTTCAATGCTTGACCAAAGACTTGATCTGCGTTGCTGTTTAACCAATAATCGTAGAGCGCTTTGGTTAAAACAGGAATCATTCGGTGATAATCTGAAGATTCAGACGCGCCAATGTTAATTGAAAAGCGTGTAGAATCTGCTGCATACATAAACGCAGATAGTTGATCTATGTGCGGGAAGATTTTGTTATATTGCGCTGGCGCTTCCTCTGGCCCTGCACCAAACAGGTAGTAGGATCGCAAGCCTTCTGATTCTGTGCGTCTGCTTTCCATAGACACCATGCACTTTTGCATAATGTCCATGTAGAACATCTCGCGTTCTAATGGGTCGGTAGGTATTCTCATTTGTCAAGTTTCAAGTTTTGATGGTCAGCAATGTAACTGCCAACACGCGGCCCCGAAAGTTTTGATCCTTCTTTCACTGCTCCAATGCCGGATACGTTTTCGCCTCCGACAGAGCGCAAGTTAAAGCCGCCAAGATCACCCGGAGAACCCCATCGCGGAGCAAACGGATTATCTGGTTTAGCAAACCGTGGTGGTTGTGCTTCTCCTTGTTTGACAGACTTCACATCGCTCATCTTAAAGTCCAGTGCAAGTTGTTTCAGGGTCTTGTCGCTACCCTTGGTACGATCACTTGTCATACCTACAGGCTGCAAGAAAACCACTTGTACATCGGTACATCCATGAGGACATACCGCTTCACGCGATTCAAAGTACCCGTGAGCCGGACACTTATAGTCGTTCATTACTGCCATATTAGCCCCTTTTTTTCAATGCGTCATCAAGTCGCGGTTTAGAAAAATCGTATTTATTGGTGATTCCCACCTTCATTTTGATGCCGGAGGGGGTCATTTCTATCCCCATCCCGCGCTTCAAAACTGGCTTAGCCTTTGGATGGTAGCCAATAAACTTCTTACCCAAAATGTCCACCCGTGGCCCAGCCTCGCCATTTTCTAGCGCCAGCAGAGCCTTGGATAGTTTGCGCTGGGTCAGTTCGGTAAAGGTGTCTTCCTTGTTTCTGGTAACGGAATCCATGTGCCTGTAGTTCATGCAAGCGAAATCGGCAAACATTTTCATGGTGAAACCACGGCTGCGCTTGGCTCTCATGGATTCGAGCCTGCGAAATATCTCTGCCTTAGTCAGAACCGTATCCATACCTAAAAGCCAAGTGCCTTGAGGTAGTTATTGACCTGTTTCCTGACTTGCTCTCCTTCAGGATTTGTGGCGGCTGTGTCTTGGGCTTCTTTTTTGACACGGGTAAGCCTTTGGGCAATGAGCCTTGGCTGTACTTGTTCTGCGTAGGCTGCACAGGCCAACGCTGAAGCAATAACGCGATCATCTTTTCCCCTCCCGTATGCTGCAATTGTTCCTTGGTCACGTACTATACCTTTCATCTCGTCTAATAGTTCTTCGCTATACACGTTACACATACCACGCTCAAAGTAATCTTTGAAATAATTAAGCATCCGTTCTTTGCTGGAGTGAGTAGTTACCCACCCAATACTGTTTGACACCCCTCCAAAGTTGTCATTACGCCTCCAGAGGTAGTGCTGCATATTGGCTAGTACGTTGTATAGGCTGGCAGCATCAGAGCCACCCATAGCGGTTGCCTGCCGTTTAAGGTTACGCATCTCGTTAATGACTGCCTGCCCCGGCCCGTTGACCTCTAGGTTTAGGGTTGAGTTCTTATAAGCGCCAGCCAAGTAGCAAATAATCCAAGCAAACTGGTAGGTATTGAGTTCGGATGAGCAAAATTCAGCCACCTGATCTAACCCATCGGCATAACAGCGGTAGACCTGTACACAAAAGCGGTCTGCCCAATCGGATGAACCGTAGGCAGGGTCAGCACCAATCACGTAGTAGGCTGAGTCAATGGGTTCTTCCCAAATTGTCATCGTTGATAGCCGTGCGGTAGACTGTAGTAACTCAGTATCCTGAAAGTTTGCCCCCATAGAGAAACGGTAATAGTTAGCGTCTATGGATTTGGCTATTTTCATAGCATCAGTACATCTGCTGGTAGAAAAGAACGATGAGCCTGTCATCACAAAGGCGTAGTCCTCCGTGGGAGGAAACTCTTGGTACATCAAGCCTTCGTCTTTTAGCCCTTCGTGTAACTTCCAGCGCCACCAAGCCATCTGGCGGCTATTGATCTCGTAGTTGTAGACCTTTTTAATCTCCCGCGTCCATTCTTTCTCTTCTGCGGAGAGTTTCCCGTCCCAGTAGACTCGGTATACGTCTGAATCTGGTTTGGCAGCGTAGAGTTGATTGCGCCACCAGCCACAGAATATGGCTCTTTGTGTACGCGCTCTCTTGGCTGTTACCCACATATCATGGAACATATTGAACCCACGGGCGGTGGATTCGAACATATAGTATCTAAGGGGGTTGGTTTCTGCGAGGGAGGCGAGAAGAGAGGCGAGTCCTTCTTCGTCACCCCAAGAAGAAGTTTCAGTGCCGTGCAAGAAAGTGATACCTTTACCGCGTCCCAGTGTTCCTTTTGACCTTGTGCCAGCGACTTGGTAGAACATTCTAGATCGGTTTTTGAGAACCATCTGGTTTCGGTTGTGGGACATAAGGGGTATCTTGTACTCCTTGGGTAGTCCGTCCATGTACATCTGTAGGGTGCTTCTAAACTGCTCACGGTTTTCCTCCGTATCAGTAGTTAGAGTGCCTTGCATACCGGGGTTTAGGAAGTGCCAATACAAGTCCATAGCAAGGCTGATGGTGGTGATACCTAACTGCCTGCCTTTGAGCACAATAAAGAAATGAATATCGTCTTCTAAGCCTTTGGCTACCTCATCAATCACATAGGTCTGAGTACCTAGTAGGGTTTCCCCCAAGGTAATCATGCCTTGCTCTTTAGATTCAATCTTTAGGTTGCGGCAAAACTGGTAAAACTTCTTGGTGTCAAACTTCATGCGGCAAGCCTTTCAATGAGTTCGTCTACCTTGTTTGAGCAAAGTAGCGGTATAAGGCTTTTAATTTCTTCGTCTGTCCTATCCCACCAAGGGTTAGCCAGTAGGCTGTCTATTTGGTTTGGCGTAAAGCGGGTCTTGATAAGACGGGCAGGGTTGCCAGCAACGATTGTGTAGGGGGCAACGTCTTTGGTTACGACTGAGAAAGCGCCTATGGCTGCGCCATGACCTACCTTTACGCCTGACATGATCTTTGCGCCATAGCCTACCCATACATCGTGGCCTATGACCACGTTGCCCTTTGTAGAGGGGTGGCCTTCGATCCTTTCTGACCATTGGGAAAACTCACCAAACGGGTAGGTAGTAACCCAATCCGTGCGGTGGTTGCCTCCAAGGAATACCTCGATGTTGGCGGACAAGGAACAAAACTTACCCACGTATAGTTTTGCACCCTCACCCCAGTTATAGGCTTTTACATTGTCAAAGCCGTAGGTGTGGTTCATACGCGCAATAGGATCGTCAGTCCGTGGCAGTTACGGAATCGCTCATGCACCTGCCACTCAGGGTGTTCCTTTTCAAACTCCTCGATGGCAGGCCAAAGTCCACGGTCAGGTGAGCCATCATCAACCTCGTTCTTAAACCCCCAAGGGGCATCGGTGTCGTGCATGATGATGTACTTCTTAGCCTTCTCATGGTGGAGCGATAGTTCTAACTTCAACTGCCCATAGGTATGAAGCGTATCGATAAAGAGTAGGTCACAGGTAGGTATATCAATGTGGCGGCTATCCGCCTGCTTAAACTCGATGCTGATGTCAGACAGTTTGCACAGTTCTTCTAACTTAGGGTTCTGGCAGGCGTTAATATCCAAGTAAAGCATCCACTTGCCTTTGTAGGGGCTGGCTTCCAAACCAGCAGCCAAGGCGTAGGCAGAGCAGCCGCCTCTTACCCCCATCTCAACTACCGATGAACACTCTTGTGCGTAGTCTCTAAGGGTGGTGAAGTGTTCCCACATATCTGTACACATGGGAGCGATTTGAGGGAGAACCTTATTTAAGTTTGACAATTTTTAGATACTCCTGACCCCAAGGGTGATTAACCATCAATTTATATGTTTCAGCGTGTATACCGCAGTAAGGATAGTCTCCATTAGGTTTAGAGTTTTCCTTATGGCTTTTCATGCAGCGCCAAAAGTAATCCTTATCCAAATTAGACGCCTGCTTGAACCAAGCCTGCGCCGTCTTCTTTACATCAAACCCCCGCACAGTCACTACTGCTTTCTTTCTTTAATTCATCAATCTGGGCTTGCAGGTCAGTAGCCAGCCTATTAGCCTCGGTATGCACCCGCATGAGTTCGGCAAAGAGTTCAGCATGGCTCATCTTGTAGACACGGGCTATGTAGTCATGCCGTGCATCGTCAGGTGCTACCTCGGTAGGTGCGCTCACTTCTTCTCCAATTCTGCAAATATCAATCCAAACACAAAGCCAGTAAAAGCACCTAGCCCAAAGACAGCCAACATCACGCTCACTCTTGGTCTTCCATAGGAACGTCTTTCCACTCACCCTTGACCATATGGGTTGGCCCCATCTTCACATTGGCCTGATTACTCCACCACTGCTGGAGCGTGTATTCCTTACCGTTCTTAACCCATCTTAGTTTGGCAGTAGGCTCTAATTGATCTGCATAACTCATGCCACCCTCCAGACCCTAATCCCATTGTTTTCCTTCCTAGCAACAAATGTCCTACCTAAACTCTTACTCTTTCTCCTATTGGCATTACACATATGCTGCACATTCACATCCGGCACCCAAAACGACTCACCTACCTGTAACTGCTCATACGGATAGTTCAACCTCTTCATAGGTTCCGGTATAGGTACTGCCTTAGTTATCTCATACTCTTGTTGCATACGTCCTCCTTAAACGATATGTGCAAATACTACACGAAATATAGCGTGTAGGGAAAACCTGATTTTTCCTTGGGGCGGGGAGCGTTATGGGGCGCGCAAAAGCGGAGGTCATGTCCCAATCGAAGGGCAAAAAATACCGGACAAATGAGCAAATTAAACGCGATTGAATCGGATCGATTGACTATCAACGCGTAAGGAAAAGCACATACCCTCTACCATGCGATAACCCCTTTTATCTGTCACCGATCAAGGCGCGCGATTGGACAATCCCCCCACGTATCCGCGTATCCGGATCAATGCTCATATATACGCTATAGAGTCTACCTATATATAGGAACATATATATTAAAAAATACAATGTATATCATATAGGGAAGCGTAAACGTCCTACACATCTATACCGTTATATAATTGCATTTCCTAATCACTATATAAGGGGTAACACAATGAACCACGCTCTTAACTTTGAAAGTAATCCGTTAACGCTTAGATCAACTATCGCGCTATATGGCACGCGCTACGCTTACTGGAAACTACGCAATATGGGCGCTACCCGTTACGGCGCTTTACGTTCAATCTTTTTTGCTAAAGGGGTGAAATAACATGGATATCGCACAAATCATTACCGATCAAATTATCGCGGAATTGGAGAATGGTGCCGCGCCTTGGGTTAAGCCTTGGAAAAGCGTTAAGGGTAGGCCTGCCGCCGGACAGCCATTCAACCCGTCAACTGGCACGATCTATAGGGGCGTAAATTGGGCTTATCTGTCACTGATGCAGGGTGAGCGCTCTAACTTGTGGCTTACATTCAAACAGGCGCAGGCGCTTGGCGGTAATGTAAGAAAAGGCGCAAAAGGGGTGCCAATCGTATTTTGGAAGCCTCTAAGCGTAAAAGATAAGGCCACCGGGGAATCTAGCACCGTGCCCATGCTAAAACATTACTTTGTGTTCAATCTTAGCGATTGCGAAGAGGTAGATTTACCGGCACCGAAAGACGCGCTCCCCGCTCCCCAATGGGAGCCATGCGACAAGGCCCAAGCGCTAACGGATAGCCTAACGCTAAGCGGCGGCCTGCATCATGGCGGAAATGATGCGTTTTACACCCCGTCAAAAGACGCGGTATTCATGCCGGAAAAGGCGCAGTTTTCTAGCCGTGAGTCCTACTATGCGACACTGATGCACGAATCAATCCACGCCACCGGACACGAAAAGCGCCTTAAAAGACTAACCCCGGCGCGTTTTGGATCAGAAAATTATGCTTATGAGGAATTAGTGGCGGAATTGGGCGCGGCCATGCTTTGCGCTCATTGTGGCTTAGACGGTGAATTACGGCACGCCGGATATATTCAATCATGGCTCAAGGCGCTCAAGAATGACAAAAAATTTATTATTAGCGCCAGTGGCAAGGCGCAGGCCGCGTGCGATTTCCTAATCAAGGGTAGGGCAAGCGCTCAGGAATCAGAAGATATGCCCTTGGCGGCCTAGTTTCCGGCCTTTTATCCCTTGCCCTACGGGGTAGGGGATAACGGGCCGGGAATTTCCCCGGCATATCCTAAAAAGGGGTTAGCAATGAATAGAACTGAGAAATTAGCCCAGACGCTAGAAAATTTGGGTTTCAATATCCATTCAGTAGAGGATAGCGACATTTACGAATCGTGCATAAATCTAGCCGTTACGTCTGATTCTGATCTATGGATTGGGGTTTCGAATGAGTGCTACAGCGTGACGTATTGCTGTCAATACGGGCTAGTAGATATGCCGGTAGTTGAAACCATGCTAGAACTCATTGACGATATAAGAACTGCTATCAATCACATAAAAAGCGAGGAGGTGAGCGCGTGAACCCGGAATTATTGGGTAATCTGATAAGCGTATGGATATGGGCCGGGGTATATGCCCTAATTCGCGTTTTATAGCCCCTACACGCCTTTCATTCTCCCCGGTATAGGCTAACCCCTTACCGGGGCTTTTTTTCGCCTTAAAACGCCTTTTATGCCCTCACCATATTTTTAACTGATCTACGCCATTTACGCCTAGCCGGATATGAGATCTTTTAACTTGTTTCAATAGGTTTGGGCGTATGAGACGAATGAACGCTTTTCAATAGGTTTGCCCAAGTTATCCACAGGCCGACTTCAACCTATACGCTATATGTTTTGTTATCTAAGAAAGGGCGTATATTCTACGTCCTATATTTATAATATATGTCCTATAGTATACGCCCGTAATAAGTATATATATGCTATATCCAGACCAAGTTATCCACAAGTTATCCACAGGGTTGTCCACAGACCACTCCCGTAGAAGGGAGGGGTAGCAAGGACAAAAAATACAGAAATTAATTAATGTCCTTGACTTTTTACGCTTGACACAGACATAAAACAGGTTTACGGTTCATAGCGTGTACACGTTTACACATACCTAAAAATATGGGGGTTACTATGAACATACAGCGTGAGTATTCGATACAAGAAGCAATGGACTTAGCGTTGCAAAGCCTAGTAGTAGAGCGCCAATTGGCTGAACGGTTGTACCGGATTAGACAAGAGGCCAACGAGGTAGCAGACCTACTAACCAAGGCTAAAGAGAGAAGGCTACAGTTAGACCAAGAAGCAAGACTAGATTAACTATTCGGGGGGCTGATATGAGAGAAGTACAGGTTGATCCAATGCTGTTCGACCTTGGTAATCATGTTGTTCAGATGAACAAATTGATGACTGAGTTAAACCGTTTAAGCCGCAATTCCTACAAACCAAACTGGGAAAACATTGATGGCGTGGCTACTGAGTTACGGCATCATTGCGCCATGATCCAGCGTATTGTGGACGAGGTTAAACCATGAACCCAGATAACTACGATTGGTGGCTACGCTCCCAACAAGCGGCAGATGCAGCGCAAGGCATAGCGTGGGCGGTGATGATATTCTTTATCATCGTGGCTATCCTGATCTGGAGGGGGGAGAAATGAAGAAACTATGTTGGGCTTTGCAGTACCAGCGTGGTTTTGTGCAAGACCTATCTGACCCCACACAGCCACTCAAGACCATGCTATTTCGCACCAGAAACCACGCCCTTGCATGGCTTGAAGACAACCCATACTGGGTGAAACTGAAGGCTACACCAGTGCGGGTGAAGGTCATGGTTGAAGAGGTGTAACGTGTATGAGGCGTTGGCTGGCATAGCCTTTCTAGTGCTGGTCATTTATTTGGGGATTAAATCAGGATATGGAGAAGACCGTGACACCGATAGTGATAGCAACGAAGGGCAGTAAAAGTATCAACGTATTGCTGGCAAGCATTGAGCAATATGTTCCCCGTGAAACACAGGTCTACGTTTACGGGGATTGGAGTACGATCCAGTGTTGGGACTTTGTGAAGTGGATAGGGGAAAACGATAAGGACAACTTCGGAGATTCCTTTAATCACGCCATAACCCAAGTTTTTTTAGATGGGCATGAGACAGTCATTATGGCTAACGATGACGTAGTTCTTGACCCCAACACATACTGGCTACTGACTCATGATCGGGTAATCTTGAAGCAACAGGGGCATAAGGTTGGCTTTGTATCTGCCCGAAGCAACATGGCCTCAATGCCACAGAACATTAGGGCTAGGCAAGAAAATGACACATGGGCAGGTATGAAGTGGGCGAGTGAAGAGTCTATCCAGCAGGTAGAGTGGACTGCTCCCTTGTTTGCCAGTGTGGACAAGGAAGGCTGGCCCGGATTCCCTCCGATCAATTTTTACAGCGACAATGTGGCATCGTTTGATATGGCTCAGGAAAACTATAGCCATTTTTTGTCCCGTGCTTACGTGCATCACGTGGGCAGTAGCACAATTGGGCGTGGCTTTGGCTCTGATAGTAAAAACACGATGGAGGCGGAAGATTGGCTTAAACTTAATAGACCGTTGTTGCACAAACGCTATTTTCTGTAATACACTGTAACTTCGCTAACTATGAGGGGGCTGAATATGGCACTAAGCGAGCAAGACTTAGCAGTACGCGATCAAGCAATTTGGTCATCTGACGCAGGCATGATCGCTGAAGGTAAGGGTGGAGAGGTTTACCTTACCAAGATTGGGCAGCGGGAAAAGCCTGATCTATCAGACGTAGAACCCGTACAGATGGGCTTGCTCATGCAAGAACCAATCATGCGGATAGCGGCAGGCCGATGGGGTTGGGAGTTCAAGGACGCAGACTATGCGCTCAGACACCCAAAGCACAACTGGCTTGCATCACACTTTGACTACATCTCATCCGATGGCAAGACCTTGTATGAGGTCAAGAACCTTGGCGTACACCAGCGGAAAAAGTATGGTGACGATGGTACTGAGATGATCTCTGAGAAATACAGGGCGCAGTGTATGCACGAGCAGATAGTGCATGAGGGGGTGCAGAACATAGTCTTAGTGGTTCTGTTTGGAGGTCAGGAGTTATGCCACTTCCCGCAAAACTTCACGCAACTAGAGGCAGAGGCTCACATCCGGGCTATGGCTGAGTTCTGGGCGCAGGTACAGACTAAAAACTGGAATCCACAGACGATGGCTGACGTTACCAAGGACATTTACAAGGTGGATGACGGTCAGGACATGGTAGCCAATGCCGCGCTAGAGTTAGCCTGCCAGCAACTAGGCCAGATTAAATCCAAAATGAAGGAATACGAGGAGGCCGAAGAAGGCTTGAAGGAAATGATTCAAGCAGCCATGCAGTCCAAGGCCACGCTCAAAGCCTTTGATGGCTCGATCCTAGCCACTTGGAAAACCAGTAAGTCTACGAAGAAGTTCAGTGCTGATTTGTTGAAGAAAGCATTGCCAGAGACTTATGAGAAGTTCGTAGTAGAACAACCCGGATCACGCCGGTTCTTAATTAAATGAGGGGCTAAATATGAGTAATGTAATCAGTATGCCAAAGGGTGAAGTAGCAGTAATTGATCCAACAATCATTGAATCAATTGTAACCAAAGGGGACTTGTCGGGGCTAAACCAAGTTCAGAAGGTGCAGTATTACAACTACCGCTGCAAGCAGATTGGCCTAGACCCTAGCGCCAAACCGTTTGACCTCCTGAACCTTAGCGGAAAACAGGTGCTATATGCCAACGCGGGAGCCACGCAACAACTCTGCAACATCCACAGGCTGTCAACTCAAATTACGGGTAAGGAACGTGTCGATGATATTTACATTGTCAGCGTCCGAGTTACCGGGGCTGATGGCAGAGTTAGCGAAAATCAAGGTGCCGTCAGCATTGCCAACCTCAGAGGTGATGGATTGGCTAACGCAGTTCTCAAGGCAACTACCAAAGCAATACGCCGATCAGTGCTTGCTCATTGCGGACTTGGGATGCTCGATGAAACCGAAGTCGAAACAATCCCTAATGCCCATAAGGAAAGTATCGTAATCCCGCAGGCAGAGCCAATTCCTACGGTTATCTCCGAGCCACAAGGTGATTGGGCTTTACTTCTACCCGGATCGGATGAGCCGTATTCCTACCATCAGAACGAGGATGACTACCTAGCCGCCTTTGAGAAGATGGGCATTAAGATTCTCGACTCTAAGAAACTAGCAGCCGAAGAGAAGGTGCAGAAGATCAGCGACCTAATCTCTGCCAACGAAGCCACTCAGAGCCTTTTGAAGGGCGTACACGTAGAGATTGCAGACCGGATCACAGCGGGATTACTAAAGGCAGCGAGTGACGCACTCCCAAAGTAATACAGCCAATCTTGGAGCAGGTAGCAAAGAACACAAAGCGAACACAGAACGGAGAGATTTTGAATTATTTAACTAAGGGTAATAGCCTGACTGCAATGAACGCTTTGAGTTTATTTGGCTGTGCAAGGTTGGCAGCAAGGATCGATGACCTGCGTAAGGCAGGCCATAACATAATCACGGAAGATGTAAAACAGAACGGGAAGACGTTTGCCCGTTATCATTTGGCGAAAGGAAAGTAAGATGGCGTATCAACCACAAGAACGACAAGCAGGCACAGGGGTATTGTTCACCAATCACAAGAAAGGTGAGACAGGTAGTGGCCCCGATTGGAAGGGAGAATTGAAACTAGAACGTGACTATGCTGCCGGCGAGGTAGTTAAGATAGCAGCGTGGACTAAGCAATCTGCCAAGGGGCCATTGATTAGCCTCAAGGAAGATAACTGGAAGCCCGATCCCGGCTACAAGCAGAACGTGCAGCCAGTTCCGAGCAAGTCGATGGATGACTTGGATGACGATGTGCCTTTTTAAGGGGAATCAAAAATGACGAAAATTTTTATGGCGGTGATGGGTTTGACATTTGCTGGCGCAGTTTATGCTAGTTGCACAACCCACACAATTATGAGTGGTGGCAAGATGATGACCTGCACAACCTGTTGCTACAACGGTAACTGCAACACGACCTGCTTTTAATGGGAAAGTTACAGCGTCAACGCGGAGCGCAGTACGAGAGGGATATAGTCAATGATCTGTATATGATCCTTGGTTACAAGACCAGACGTAATCTTGTACAGTATCAGGAAGCAGGTGAGGGTGACATCATCCTTGAGCAGTTCGTAATCGAGTGCAAGCGCCGCCGCAAGATTGCTGTGTATGAGTTTATGAAGCAGGCAGAAGCGTCATGTAAAGATGGGCAGACTCCCATCGTAGTGATGAGGGCAGACGGAGAGAAGTCGCTTGCATTGGTACGGTGGGAGGATATGTTGAAATTTCTGGGGAACGAATTACCCCCCGCACAGACCGAGGTGCAGCCTTCCGTAAAGGATGGCGATTAGGACATTGACGGGGGACAGTGTTTCGGTCATCCCCCACTAATACGGAGAGAGCATGGAAGAGCAAAAGCATAAAGTTTTTTTGGCAACGCCGATGTATGGCGGGAACTGCACAGGAGTCTTCGTGCAGTCCTTACTAGATATGTCTGGCATATTCAGCAGCAAGGGCATACGCTTGTCATGTGCTTTCATGTTTAACGAAAGCCTGATCACACGGGCGAGGAACAACTTGGTCAATCAGTTCTTGGAGACTGACAACACGCACCTGTTGTTTATTGACGCAGACCAGCAGTGGAGAGGATCAGACATTTACCATATGCTGATGGCTGACAAGGAGATCATTGTCGGTATATGCCCAAAGAAAGAGATCAACTGGGCAACGGTCAAAGAGGCTGCACTACGCGGCGAGGCTGACCTATCCAAGTTCACGGGTTCATTTGTCGTAAACCTTTTGAGTGGATCATCGAGCATCTCTGTGCCTCAGAACCAGCCGTTTGAGGTGGCTGCTGGTGGCACTGGGATCATGCTAATCAAGCGGGAAGTGTTTGAAAAGATGATTGAACACACACCGATATTCAGAAACGATATGAGTCATATGCCCGGAGGCAAGCCTGTCTACAGGTTTTTTACGGAAAGCATAGACCCTGAAAGCCAACGGCTTCTGAGTGAAGATTACCACTTTTGCCATGAGTGGCGCAAACATGGTGGCAAAGTATGGGCAGCGCCTTGGTGCAAGATTGGTCACTTTGGCACTTACAACTTTTCAGGACAATTAGTGGAGACACCGGAGCCAAAGAATGACTACATTACAAGATGAGATTGATGATGACCGTCAGAGATGGGAGCATGAAGTGGGGGATGAACCGAAGTGGGTGGTGGATATGTGCCAACTTCCTTGGGCTGTTATGTCGCGCAGGGATGGCAGTCTTGAGATCATTACTGAGAATGATCGCGTGATCTGCAAGATGATCGATGGCACGGCAGAGGAACGTGCGCTAGTCGCAGGCGTGATCTGCGATCAGGTAAACAGACTTAAATAAAAAAACCCCCGGCACTAGACCGGGGGGTTCAAGCCTGCCGGGAAGGTACGGCAGGGAAGGAGAAGTTAGCGCGGTTTACGTGCGGTCTTGGCGGATCGCACGAAAGCCTCGCGTGTTGGGTAGCCCTTTTGTCCGGGCTTCTTTGGAGTCTTGCCTTCTTTACGGCGTTTGTTAATGTTGTAATACAGTCCTTTGGCTTTCATCTACACCCCCATCGTTTGCGTGCGGCTCTGCCGCGTTCACCTTTCCAACTACGGCTTCTAGCGCAGAACGACTTGTGCCTACCGCTGCTGGTATCTTTGGTTGGAGCCTTCAGGTCACTCCCGGTTTCCCGGTTGTACTTGGCCCTACCCTTGGCTGTTAGACCAGCGCCACGGCTGACAGGTAACTTCTCACCCCGGCTGATGGCTAGGGACACATTCTTCTTAGCCATACTGTCGCGTCCCTTGCTTATCAATAATTAATTTCTGTCCTCGCAACGCAGCGTCAGGTGTGTTAGCCACAGAGATATGCGTCCAAGAATCAAACTCAAGGATGATCTGATCGAATGGCACCTGCGCCTCGATACAAGCCTCTACGACCTGCCGTGGGGTCATTCCGGGTACACGTATGTCTGCTGCACAGCCAAGCCTATGCTGGCTGGAATCTTTTGATCCAGCGGCATCATTGGTCTGCTTGCTACGGAACCCGCTATTTATCATCACGGGCTTGCCGCCTACAGCCTTCTTTACTTCTTCAAGAAGAGCCGCAAGACGCTTGAGATTATCGACTTCACCTTCGTTTGGAGTGTTGTCAAAGCCGTGGCGAGCCGCTGTTTCACTTCTTGTAAGTTCATCATAAGTAAAATGCTCCGATAAGTTCATTTTTGCTGGTTGCTTCCTATCTTGATCCCGGTAATTAGCCCGATAAATCCACCCACGATGGTTTGAAAGGCTGGCATCAGCATCTCAAAAATCTTGTTGTTGTCTACCTTTTCGTCAAATAAACCAACGCAGACCGACATTGTCATACCTAGAAGAATCATCGAAAGAGAAATGGTTGCAATAATTGTTATCCAAAATCCAAGTCTTTCAAGGTTTGAAGTCATTTCTTTTGTTCCAAAAGTTCATCTAATTGTTGAGACTTTTCCTTGCTTCCAGCGCTTGATCCAAAGTAGTAGCCCAATACCATAGTCATGGCGCTAGTCAAAGCACCAAGCACATAGATCAAAATGTCCTTAGATTGGCTATTTACCTCAACGAAAATGATTACTAAGAACAAGATAAAGGTAAGGGACACAGTGCCTAATGCGAGGATGGGAGTGACAATCTTATTGATTGTCGGGGCAAACTCGCTAGTAGCAATCTCAATCTCACGCTTACGGGCAGAATCCATTTCCTTTACGTGAGCCTCAAGTTCAGCCAGTTGACCTTTCTGGGCCATTTCCATCAGGGTAGCCTGAGCCTTAGCCTTAGCCTCTGGGTCAGGCAAAACCTTATCTAATACCTTTTCCCCGATTGAAAGTAGTGCTGCTATAGGAATCATAAGTGGCCTTTAGCAATGTAATAAATAGTGACAACCATAAACGCCATCATCACGCAAATAATTTGCAACTCTCGCAACTTCTTGACATCCCGACCCAGCGCATCTTTGCTTTTGCTGTGACGGGTCATCATGTCCTCTTTAATCTTTTTAACCTTCTCAAACTCTTCCAGCCCTTTGAACTCACCAAACTGCTGAACAAGAAAGTCTCTTACTTCTAACTCCATACGGCGGATTTGATCTAGCCTACGCCACTCACTCATGGCGGTCATAATGGTTATCTCGCCATCTTGCTTACTACGTACAGTCTTGAAGGCATGACGGGCTTTTACCTCCGCCATGCCAAAGTTTTGAATAGACTCTACTGCTGAACTAATCTCCTTGCCCGACTGAATCGCAGACTTTATGCTTTGTGTTGCCGCCTTCGCGGTACCGATAATTGGATCTAAGTCGCTCACATATCACCTTAAATGCCCCTGACTATTACAAGCCTTCGCCCGGAGTAATATACAACTCAGCGTTATTGTGTGGTGCAATAATCCTAGCGTACACAGTTTTTGTAGGGCTGACCTGCGGCCCCGTAAATGTCTTCTCAGCGTAAGGCGCTATGGCTACAACAGCGGCACCGTTGGTGCTTGGTATCGCCGCTGTAATGTTGACGTTATCCCCATAAGCAACGAAGACAGGATTGTTCTTGTCCGGGTTAAAAACAAAATACTGGTTAACTGGACTTACGGCAGTAATGGCAACTACCACTCCCTGCGTGTTAGCCGTTGATGCAACTGCAACAACGCAATTACCCATCGGTTGAAATGGAATGTTATTAGCCATTAAGAGATTCCTTCTCCCGGCGTGATGTAGATCACCCCGTTAGCGTCTTGAGAGATAACGGAGATAAACACCGTTCTATCAGCGCTAGTCTGTTGGGAGGTAACGACTGCGGTTTGCCCGTTGGCAAGCCATAGTCCCGGCTGGCTAGTAGTCATAGTCGGCAACACGGCAGTTACGTTGGATTCCGACAGCAGAACAAATGCCGTGGTGTTTCCAGACGTAATACGGTATTGGTTGCTAGGAGCGTTACCAGTAACACTCTTGCTTACCGCCGTATTAGCCGTGGTTGTTACGACTACAAAGGTATTCCCAGTAGCCTGAAACGCTATATTGTTAGCCATGATTTACCGTCCGTTTCCCGGCTTAGAAGTGGGTGACTTCTTTGTATCGCCAGAGCCAGAGTAGTCCCAAACGCCTACAAAGCCTTGGGGCTGGCGGCGGGTAGGCTGCATATGACCACAAGCGTCCGTAATGACTGCTGGACGATAAGCCTCGCCTGCTGGCCCTTTCTTGTATTCACCGTTGCCGTTGCCATTCCCGTTTCCGTTCATGTACACGCTAGTTTTGCTGATCTTTAACTTCATCATTTTTCTTTCCTTTTTCAATGCTAATGCAAGGTAAATAGACGCACACGGCAAAAAATGCTGCCATCGCCATACGCTCCCAAGAAGGTTCGAACATCGTCCAAACTGCCAACGCAAAACTCATCGCCATAGATAAGATGGTCAACAATCGCATAGACAGAACTTCCATCGCCATCCTGACGATCTTCAAAATCATTCCTTCCGACATAATTACTCTCCTTCTTCATCGTTATAAAAACCTTTTCCCCACTCATCGTCTGAAATCTTCTGTTTGATTTGTTCCAGTTTCAATGCGCGGTCAAGCACCTTAGTCTTGTCAGTCAGACTAGCAGTGCTATCGTTCATAACCTGCCTGAGTAGCGTGTTTACCGCTTCCTCAAGTTCAGGATTCAGCCCCTTTTGTTTCTTGCTCATGCGCGTTTATCTCTTTTTATTCGTTGCTGCATCTTTCTTTTTTCGGGCATCAACATTTTATAGTGCGGCGCATCATCTCTGTCTCTAAGCATTGGCATATCGTACTTAGATCGAAAACGGCGGATTACTTCCGTTTCTTCTTTTTTGCGCTCATCGTCCATTTAACGCTCCACTCTGCCTTTACCACGCTGTTCGCGCTTAGGCATAATTGGCTTTAATCCACGGTTACGCATTGCATCTCTGGAACCAGCAGTCTCGTTAGCGGAGTTGCGAGCAGCAGAGCGATCAGCCTGACGCTTTTCCATATCAGTCATTTCTTGATAGTTTTTCATCGTTTGCCCTTGCGTGTCTCACGCTTCATAACTTTCATTTCACCACGTGTCATGCCTGCTCCAAAGCGCTCGCCCATTTCGCGGGAGGCGCGATCAGCCTGCTCTTTTGCCATATTGCGTTGCGCTTCACGCTTTTCGGCAGTGGTCATTGATGCACCGAATAGTTCTTTCATTTGCGTTTGCTCTTTCTGGCGCTGGCGTATGCGGCAGCAGCAGCCTGTTTCATTGCGGCACGTTTACTAGACGGACGGGAAGTGCCGAGTTTTCCAGTACGCTTAAACTTGCTAACCATCTCACCGATATTCTTTGAAATAGTCTTTTGGCTAGAGCCTTTCATTAACGGCATAGTTACCTCTCTTGTGGTTCATTAGTAGCGGTTGCTGCGGAATACAAACCAGTGCGAATCATTCTTGCTATTAGGGAAGGTTGCTGATCCCTTGGTGCAGCCAACACTTCACGTAATCGTTCTGGGTCAGAAACAATGTCAGAAACGGCTTTGCGGATATTGCTGTTGTACTCACGGTAGCGAGGCAGAAGTGTTGCAGCAGCGCCTCCACTAACGGCAGCGCCCAATCCAGTAGCAGTAAGGCCAACACCGGAAGCGGCACTAGCCAGAAGTGCGGCAATGGCAGAGGCCATTACACCGCCAGCCCTCATTTGGTTTACTTCATCTTGTACTAATCTAGTTAGTACACGCTCACGGCTCTCAGTTCCGGGCATGGTAGAAGCCTTTTGGATTGCGCGATTAACAGCCGCATTGACCTCATCAATGCCAATAATTTCTTTATCCAAAAATTCCAAATCTTGCCTTGTATAAAGTTTTGATCCTTCAAGGGCTGGACGAATCTTTTGCATATAGTTTTGACGCAGACTTCCGGGTGCAGACGTAGCCAATACATCACGCACTGCTTGCTTAAACGCCCCTTGCCCTTCTGGAGTGCGGCTTAGTGCAGCGGCTTGAGCCTGTATGTCTTGTACTCTGGTTGGGCCAGTAAGCAATTTTCTAAAGCCTGCTGCTGGATCAGGGCCAAGTTCTAACGGCCTAACAGCCTCGGCAGCACCGGCAGTTACTTCCGCACCGCGTGTGACAGCCTTGCTTGCAAGTCTTCCCTGTTCTGCAAAGTCCCGTTTGACATCAGCAAATGCAGGCAGATTTAACCATTTGTTTTTGTCTACGATTGCAGATATTTGCTGTCCTGTCTTGCCTTCTGCCAATCCAGCCAAGTAACCACGGGCTAACTTATTAGCCAATTGAACGTCATTGCCAGACAAGGCAATAAAGTTTTGTACTGATGTTGGGCTGGCAAAGATGTATCCGGCAAGTTTTGCTGGATCAGTCTTAAACTCTGTAAAGTCAAACTCTTCCTTGCCAGTTATTGACCGACCAAGCGCTTTTCTAAACTGATTGATTGGCTCGGAGTCTTTTCTATACTGCTCAAGGAATCGACCAAACTGGGGAGAAAACTCTTTTTGGATTCCTTCAATTAGATCAGTCAACCGGCCTGCCTGCTGTTGACCGATAGCATCAAAACCTTCTGCTGGCAAACCAGAAGCCCTGTCTTTGAGGAATCGGCGTAGGTTCTCAAGCGCTTGGAATGATACTGGACGCGGTACTTCTGTTGAGTTGCCAAGTTCGTCCACTGTACGCCGTTTGCCAGCGATAATTCCACGCACAGTGTTTAACTGGTCTGTTAACTGCCTGATAGTGACGTTAGGTAACTTAGTCTCAGGATTTTTGAGAATTGCGTCAATCTCATCAACTGCCTTACGAGCAGCATCCGTATCATTTACCCGATCACCAGCCTGCTCACGCTGCAATGCGCGACCAAAAGCCACCCTTTCTAACCGTTGAGCGTTTGTTCTGCGGCGCTGTTTGAGTGTATCTAAGCGAGACTCTAAGGAAGCCCTAGCCTCATCACCAATTGATGTGGCATCCGCAGGCTGTCCAATACGACCTGCACGGCTTTCTACTCTAGCACCAAGGCGGCGAGCCAATTCGCTTGCCCTGCCGGTTATCATCCCTGCATCTGTTTGTAGCAGTTCAGAAAGTTCTTGAGCGCTAAATTGCTCTAAATCCAACGGTTGACCACGCAATCTTTCCCGCAATCTCTTGACTAACTCACCTCTGCTTGCTTCAAAAGCAGGTAGGTTCTCAATCTCTTCTGGTTTAAATTGACGGGTTACGCGCTCTGCGGCTCTAGTAACTCCACGCTCAGTTAATGGGCGGAAGGCTTTGGCGGCTTGCGACCCAATAGCAAACGGCAATTCGCCAGCGGCTCCAGCGCCAAACTGCACCGCTTCACGTATCACTGGGCTTGCAGTGGGAGGCACTAACTCACCAGCACCGTAGGCCGCTGCCGTACCTGTAGCAACGGCACCAGTAGCACGGGCTAATTCTTTACCTGTTCTAGGGATCATGTCTTCAGCAAACCGCTGGGTATAAGGAGCCACCTTTGGCAACCCGCGAGTAGCAGCCTGAGCCAGCCTAGCACCACCAGCCAACACTGGAATACCGTATAGGGACTGCAAAACAGACTGACCTAAACCTACTGGTTCGGCAGGCTTTGCTCCCGGCACAGGAACAAAACCAGTTTCACGCGCACTTTTGCGAGTGATTTCGCCAATCTGATCTACTGGCGATAAATCCTGACGCGGTGCAAAATCTTCTTTTTTAGGCTTTGAACCAGCGCCTAAATAAGCATCAGGGTCAAACCCCTGTTCTTTTTTGCTGCCACCTGCAAGATACTGGTCTGGGTCAAAAGCCATTTTATCTTCCTAAACGCTGCAAAATTTGTGCAGAACGTGGATCATCTGGGTTTGATGTAGCCCAATCTAAGGCTTGCTTGTCGGCTTCGCTAAGTTGTGCAGCACCAGCGCCTTTAGTTGCGCCTAGTTCCACCCCAAGATAAGCAGAAATAATGTCTTGGTCTACTCCGCGAGCAACACCTTTATTTATTTCTCGGCGTACCGCATTATTGATAACTTGTACCTGTTCCTCAAAGAACCGTTGAGCAGTCTTAGGTTCGGTAGCAGGGGTAATAATTGTGCGATCAAAGTTTTCTTTCTCTGCACGGGTCAATGTTGCACCGAACAATTCATTACGCACTTTGGCAACAAACTGATCGTATTCTTTCCACCAAATAATTTGATCTTGGGTGACGTTGAATTTTTCAGATAAAAACTCAGTTAATTTTGGCGTAAGGTCAACCTCTACAGCCTTCATTAAAGCCCTAGAAGCGATTTCGTTTGGCACAACACGGAAGAAACTAGCGTTTTTAGTGTTGTTCAGACGATTAAAGCGCTCATAGTTAGGCGCTAAAGCGTTATAGGTTTTAGCCAAATCAGCAGGCAAGTCGGCACGTTTCTTGTTTACCGCCTTCGCAAACGCCACTTCTAACTCATCGCCTGCTTTTGATGCGCTATTTAGCAAACTTGCCAAACCAGTGAAGTCTTGCTGCCTGTTTTTTGCTTTGGCTACTCCATCTTGCAAAAGCGGGTCTAACTCTTTGGCTTTTGCCAAAGCAGCGCCACGGTCTGTACTAAGCAAATCAATAACTTGATTAACTTTGTCTTTTGCTAGAACCAAATTGTCTTTCCACCCCGATAAATCTTGCTCAAACTGTTTAACTTCCCTGTCATATAAATCGGCTCGCCCCTCTTTTGCTCCGCGGGTAAACCCTTCCATGCTTTTCAAGGCGGCACGGGCGCGTCCACCACCCACAATTGCTCCTATTACGGCTGTCAGTCCAGCCATTTGTGCCGCGGCAGCACGATCAAACTGAGTAGGGTTAAATGTTGGGCGCTCAGGAATGTTTGCTTGAAATTCCTCTACGGTTTTGCGTTTTTCTTTTGCAAATCCTTCTTCCGCCATAGTTTCGGCTCGCGCCTTTTCGCGCCTAGCCCGTGTTTCTTCTAATGCAGCAGCCTCTCTTGCGGCGGACTCAGCCCTTGCAGCAGGCTCAAATTCTTTTCTAGCAATGGAGGCGCGGGTGCTTATGTCTTTACCGCCAGCAACCTTGCCTATTGACTTAAATGGATCAAATTCTTCGTTTAGTATTTCACCCAAAGCCATTATGCTTCTCCCCGTGGCAATTCAGGTTTGCGGGTAATCAGAGCAGTGTCTTGCCGTGGCGCTCTTGGCGGTCTAGTCACTGGTTCTGATCCAGCCAATGAAGAACCTATATTTCCAGCAATTGCAAACAATAGGTCATCAGCCTCACGATCACCAGCCATAGCAGCCTTGATCGCTCCTTCATCGTAAGCATTAGCCAAATTAAGTATTTTCAAGGCATTGTTGTAATTGATTTGACCCATTTCAGAGCGTTGTCTGCCCAGTTGGTTTTCAATCATTCCGGCTTGTGTGCCAGTTACAGCGCCCCTACCAGCAGCGGATTGTCGTAGTTTTGCTCTAGAAGCCTCTTGTTGAGCCGCCTGTTGTGGAGTTAGACCACTAGTAGTGGCTTGCTGAAGTAGATTTTGTCCTTGAGCGCGTAGCGGTGCGCCAAGTGCTTGTAGACGTGCAGCCTCCTCCCTGCTTTGTTTTCGCATACGGGCGGCATTTAACATACCGACTAACCCTTGAGCGCTATAGCCTGCGGCTTGGGCAAGACGCGGGTATTTTTGGGCTAATGCCTCAACACCCTTGAATTTTGATTCTATAGTTTCAGCCAATCCCGGCGCTGCCCCTGCTCCTTCTATTTGGCGCTGAAACTGATCTGGTTCCATACCGGAAACGTCTCGTCTCGTATACTCTGGCGCAAATCTACCGGGGCCAAAACCTATGTCCGTTTGTGGTTGCGCTTGAAAATCTTGACCAAAAAACCTATCTGTTGGCCCAAAGTCTGTTTGACCAGCAGGTTGAGGAAAGGCGTTTTGTGTGTAATATGCTTCCGCTTCAGGGGTAATTCCACCGCTTGCGCTAGTTACTGCCTGACCGCCATAAGGATCAAACTCTGAACCATACAAGAATTCGTCTTCCTGAAACTCAGGCAGGCCAGTGTTGGGGTTAATCTCTCCAGATCCGCCAGCATCAAGAAGCATTTGGGCTTCTTCGGGTGTAATGTGAGCCAACACGGTATCTCGTCCACGGCCCATCTGACGTAGCATTTCAGCCAGTTCACGGGCATTGCCCATGCCGCCCATTCCATTTAATGATTTCATAGTCCTAGCGCCTTTCTCAAGCGTAGTGAACGGCGGTTCCATACCGCACGTTGATCATCCTCATCGCCGCCAAATAACGGCTCCTTTTCACCAAGAATACCTACCAAAGCCTCGCCTGTCACCCGTGACGAAATGCCCGGAGCGCCTGCTTCACGGGCATCTCCAGCCGCAACAACAGTAGTTGTGATCGGTCTGCCCTGAGCGTCAAAGCGTTTCATTGGCTTTGCACCGTCTCCTTCGCCTTCGCCAACCGGAACCTCGCCTTCAGGAAGTTCAGGAGGTTCTTCAGATATTGGTTTTACTTCTGTTGGCCTAAAGCCTGCTCCAGTGCCACCACCAAGGCCATACTTCTCACCCTCATCTGGCGTTAGACCAATCAATCGCATAATCTCTTCATCAGATACCGTTCCAGCACGTTCTTGTTGCGATGCAACAACTCGTTCTCTTCTGGAAGCGGCTTCGGTTGCAACTCCCTTGGTGCGCTCGTACTCGTCCAATATAGACTCAAGTTCAGAGTCAATTTGGGCTTGTAAAGTCCCCGGCAAACGGTTTGCCTGAGCCAATCTTTCACGTTGTTTCTGTGCAAAATCAAGTCTTGCAGCGTCTTTTTCAGCAGCGTCTTCCGCGCTTTGAAGTTCTTGCTCAAACTGCTCAAGTTCTTTCTCAAAAAGGTCTTGCTCTACCGCGCCACGGATAGTCGAGCCACGGGTTTCACGGGCTTGGGCGTTGATCGCGGCTAGTTCTGTTTCGGTCAACGTAGGTCTTTGACCTACCAACTCGCCAATATCTTCTACAAGTTCTGGCTTGTCAGCGACACCTGTTGTCTCAATAAACAGATTGCCTGAAGGCGATCTAATAGCCCCCTCAGCATCCCTTGTGTAGCCTTGGGCCTCCATCTCTGGGGTCAATTCTGTTGGTTTTGCAGGTGTTCCAGTTAAGGATCGGTAATTAGGTCTGCCAGCGACCTCTCCAAGCGGGTTGTCCTGTGTTGCATATTCAGGGACGCTATAGGTAACTTCATTAGTTTCTGGGTCTAAAAGGATATTGTACTGACGCACGTTACCGTTAGCATCTTGTGTGGTTACGGTACGGGAAAGCCTGCCATCACCTAAGTCTTGCCAATCGCTTCCCTCTTCACCGATCAGCGGAACGGTTTTAATAGACTCTTCAATTGCGGAGGGCAAGCCACCAGCAACTTCAATACCCTCGTATCTACGGCCTTCAGTCTCTTCAACCAACTTTATTAGAGTGTCAGCCAGTTCATCGCGCTGCTCTTGCTCTGCGGCTAACTGTTGGTCAGTCTTTGGCTTAAAGTCAAAGCCAGTTTTCTTAGCCTCTTCTGTTGCCTTAGCCTCTTCTGTCTTGTACTTATCAGACAGGTCTTTCAATTGGCTGTTATATGACCCAATCTGGTCAGCCAGATTGTTAATAATTTTTAACTCTGCGTTTAATTCTTTGGCGTAGTTATTAGCCGTAGCGGTATCGCCAGCGTCTTTTGCCTGATTGTAGAGATCAAGTTTTTCGTTATAGTTGTCTATGCGGTTTTTGTAAGCCTGAACGGACGCTGCACGGCTGCGGCTAATATCGGAAGACTCGTTGGCGTACTTATTCATGGTTTGTAGGTAGGAAACCATGCTGGCAGAAGCGCCCATCAAAATTGCTTCTTTGAGTTCTACGCCCTGTAGGGTGCTTTGCATCGTGACACGGGTAAAGTTAGCGGCAGCAACACTGCCTGTTGCCTTGTAAACCTCGGTAGCGGCTGCTCCAGTAACCCCGCCAATGGCTGCGCTAGTTAGTATTTGCTTTACATCGCCACCTGATGCGGCTGCGGCAACGGCAGATTGCGCGGCAGAAGAGGCTGCTGCGATTTCAGTAGCCGTGTATACCGCTTCACCGCCCTGAGCAATGGCATCAGCGTTAGCGGCTTCCATGCCGCCTTGCACTGCTTGACCTGCTTGTTGAATAACAGCAACCGTAGCGGCTGACTTAACAGCGTCTTCCGGCGATCCGCCTTTAGCCAACGTGTGCATCCCGGCTGACATAGGGCCTGCAATTTGAGGCGGCACACCCATAGCAATTAGCGCTACTTGGATGGCGTAACGCTCAACAAGGACTTGAGCAAATTCTCCAATATCGCCTAGAGCGTCACCAACCGCTTCAACAGCGTCACCAATTGCCCTGCCAATGTCCTCAACAGCGCCAACTACTGCGTCAACGGTATCGGATACAAAGTCTCCAACAGCCTCAAGCGTGTCTCCAGCAAAGTCAAGAACGTCACCAACAATAGGAACGCCACTCATTGTACGTCCCCCTCGCGTAATGGGCCTAACTTAAAGTTAGCAACGTATTCCCCGTTTCTGTTTTCTTTTAACTCATAACCCATCTCAGGTCTTGGAGGGTTTTTGGCAATAATCCGAAATACTTGAATCAGTTCTGGCTGCTTAAAAATAGTTACTAGGTTGTCAAAGCCAAGTAAGTACGCACTATCAATAAATTTCTTTACGTTTTCTATGAAGTTTCTAGGCGTATCAACGTTCATAGCGCTCATGTAGCCATTGCGCCCCTGTCCCTTGTTAATAATAAACAAGGTATTGCCAAAACGCATATGCTCATTAACAGGCATAGACATTTCTGCCACAGCCATTAGCACCGCTTGCTGCGGAGGAAAGCCTGTCTCTTGGGCCTGATTGGAAGCGACAATCAACTCCGTAAGGCTGACCACTTTCTGCTTGCTATCTACTGGTTTCATTGCCACTCCCGGCGAATACACAGCCTAGATCCCCATTTGATACCATATTTTCGCTCAATTGTGGCTCACATATCAATAACTTATTACTATGTTGCGTTGCACAAAAACCCATTTTTCTTGGGAGGCGGGGAAGGGTTTGCAAACTGGTCGATCTAAAACCCAAAAGGTAAATTTTGCCCATTTTTAGACCCTAAGTGACCCCTAAAGCACGTGCTATTTGCTCATGTATGAGCAGATGGCTGTTAATCCAATCATAAAAATCGTCCTCTTGGTTCCAATCTGTGTCTAAAAGGTTGAAAGGATTGTCCAAATCAAGGATTGTGGCAAAAGCCTGATGCTCAATCTGATGGATAGCCAGCCAATCGTCCAAATCCTCAACGTCCGCGTCTATCAGCGGATAGCGGGGAACCGTAAACCCAAGGTCAATTAGGCGCTCGGCAAAGGCTTGGTGCTGTACCCCGTTTTCAAACAAAAACTCTTTAAGCCCGTCTGGATCGCCAAAGCGTACTTGGGCGAGTGACTCAAAGTTCACAGTTTTGCTACCAAGCCAATCAGCAGGTTTATGACCCAACCCATAGCGGCAATGATTGTTGCAGTTGCACCAATGCCAATAACCTCAATCCTCTTTAGCCGTGCATTGATTCCACGGTATCTTTCGGCGCAGATGATCTCATGGGCTGATAGTTTGGTTTCTACAATGTCTGAATGAGTAGGCATAGGTAGGATCACGGCAGGGTTGCTATGAAGGCTTTAGCGGCCTTAGCGGTCATTTTCACACCATCAGCGTCTTGCAGTTCTGCGCCAGCCGTGACTGCCTTCTTAAACTCTGAGTAGTCTGTGTTGGCGGGGTCAAATGGGATGAAGGCGTTATCGGATAGTCGATTAATGCAAAATGACTGTCCAAGCGGAGTATCAGAAAGTAATTTATACATAATTAATTTATGTCTTTATAGTTCGATTGCAAAAGAAATAGAGCCGTTATTAGGCGTATAAAGAGCAGTTGCATCACCTGCTGTTAATCCCGTAGCAACACTTGAACCATTTGAACCTGCCGAATATGGAGTCATTCTATCAACATTAAAAGAGGTAACACTTAATGAAGTAGACCCAGTAGCGTTAAAAAGAATAAATGTGCCAGATGTTGATGCGGTTGGCGTGGCTCTCATAACAACTGGAAAAGTAATGATATTTCCAAAAGCACCTGTTGATGAATATGCTTGCCATACACTTAAAGGCACTCCCCCACCTGTTGTATTTTCATACTTATAAAAATACCTATAACACAACTGCAACTCACGCCCATAATCTATGCGCTCAAACGATGTAGCAACAGAACCTACTTCAAGTTGAACTCCTGTGATGTAGAAAGTGGCTCCGCTTGTGCCAACCCAATTAGAAGAACCTGAGGTTCTAACTTTTAATGCGCTAACCCAACTTCCAGCGGTTTCATTAAAGTTACTACCACTTCCCAAATCCCACCAAACTTGAATTCCTTGGCCGTTATCTGTATCCCAAGTTCCGCTAGTATCGCCAGCAATAGTAATGGTTTTGTATTCAAATGTATTAGCAGAACTAATTGTATAAGTTGCTACATAACTTCTATTTGGAGCATCTCTGTTAAACAATGATAAAGCATATGTTCCTGTAATACTTGAACGAACCCAAAATGAAATTGTTATTGTTTTGGCGTTTGCCGTTCCCCAACCTAAATCACTTATATTTCTTCCTTCAACAACTTGTCGGATTCCATAAGGTTGAGCAGCGGAGGGGGTTGTTGCGGCAGAAGATGTAATTAACCAAGAATTTACAAAACCTGTTGGTGCGGTTGTGCTTTGTTGAGCAGACATTTTTGATGCGTCTGCCCCATACATAGCAAATCTATCCACACCATAAGTATTTGCTGCTGCGGTGTTATTAACAGTTCCACCACGCTGGTTAATCCCCATGTCACCATTGATGATGCGGTTGCGGAAGCCCTGCAAACTATCCGCAGTAGGGGTCATGCTATTTATAGTAGCGGTATTGCCACCACTAGCGTCTAAGATTGCGTTTGCTCGTACCGTTGACATTATTTGTTCTCCAATGCGGCTAGACGGGCTTCAAAGGCAGCGTTTTGCGCTTCTAGGGTTTCTACTTTGGCGTTGAGTTCTTTGATGGCGTTGACCATGTGCCAGAAGATGTTGTCGGAGTCTACTGATAAAACTCCAGTTGTTTCTTCTTTTACACAGTCTGGGCAGACCTGTTGAAGTTCTTGGGCAATGACACCTAATTGAACGCCAGACCGTTTAATCGCAGCGGTTGGATTAAGTTCAGGGTCTACCTCGTCCGGTAAGCGGTACTCAAAATTACGCACCCGAATGCCGTTAACCTTCTCAAGACCCTCGGTATTGTCAACAATGTTCTTTTTTAATCTTTGGTCGGATGTAGTAGACCAAGATGAGGAATTGTTGCCTGCGTAGTTACCGCCGCCATTTGCGTTTATAAATCCGGTATTTGAACCTTTACCTGTTGTTCCATCTGGGTCTGCCGCAATAACAATACAATTATCATCTCCGCTGGAATTATTACCTGTTGCATAACCTATATGAGTATTTTGACTGCCGGTTGTAACAGAGTTTGTAAAATTACCTGCCCTGTTTCCAAGCATAGTATTATATGAACCAGTAGTTATAGCATCACCGCAAGCGGCTCCAACCGCAGTGTTTCTAATTGATGTTGTTACAGAACCTAGAGCACCAAGACCGACTGCTGTGTTTCTTTCACCAGTCGTACACGCATCTAACGCCTGATACCCAACTGCTGTATTTTCTGTGCCTGTGGAGTTAGATTCTAATGCAGCGTTACCAAGCGCCGTGTTACCGCCACCAGTTGTATTTGATACAAGCGCATAAAAACCAACACCAGTATTATTTGTTCCAGTTGTGTTTGAACCAAGAGCATTTCTTCCAACGCCTGTATTATTGTTAGCAGTATTTGCTAATAATGCTTGATAGCCAACAGCGGTGTTTCCTGTATTTGTTGTATTTGCGCCAAGAGCGCCAGAGCCTACTGCGGTATTTTGAGTACCAGTTGTATTTAAATCTAACGCTTGATACCCGACCGATGTGTTGTCAGTTCCAGTAGTGTTATCGTTACCGGCTTCATATCCAATAAATGTGTTATTAACACCTGTGTTTACAATACCAGCCCCAGTACCAAGAGCAGTCTCAAATGGCGAGGCTGATTCGGTTACACCTGTTAGGCTGCTACCCGCTAACGCAAGGGTTCCAGAACTGTCAGGAAGCGTCAGCGTCCTGTTTGTGTTGCTATTTGGACTGGCAATCGTGAATATGCCCGTTCCGCTTGCGTTGCCTTGTATCGATACGCTAGACATTATTGACCTCTACCCAGTTAGTTGTTGCCTCATCCCATGTGTACTGCTTGCCATCGTCAGGGTAAGCCACCGGAGCATCCCATAAGCAAGTATCCTCGTTAAGCGTCCATGAGGCATAAGGCTGTGGCGGTATGAACGCATCCCGTACACGGTCATATGTGTAGCCAATCCCTGCATAGTTCTTACGCAGGGGGGTTCCATCGTTAGCGTGTACGCCACCACGGGTGTTATAGGAAGTTTGAATCCACTCACCGGGAGAGGAATCGACAAAGGTAGTAAAGAACTCAGGCTCCGCAACAATCACTTGTGTCACGATGCCATCACAAACTTTTGCAAAGTGGCTCATGCTGTATATGTCCCTGAAGAAGTAAATGTGTGATAGGTGTAACCGCCAGAAGATGTGACTGTGCCGCCCGACCCACGCTGACTACCCGTATAACGAATAATAACGATTCCAGAGCCGCCAGCCGCTCCAGCATTACCACCGCCTCCACCGCCGCCACGATTGGCAGTTCCAGCGGTAGGAGTTCCGCCAAAGTCAGATCCATTGCCACCGCCACCAGTGCCACCAGTGCCACCAGTGCCGCTGTATCCCGCACCACCTCCACCGCCTGCGTAGAAAGTTCCTACTGACTGCCAATTTAGTCCAGCGCCACCGTTACCACCATTACCACCAACGCCGCTAACGGCTGTTCCAGCCGCACCTGCGCCTCCGCCACCAGCGGCTTGGTATCCTTGTCCAACATTGCTTACACCGCCGCCATTATTTCCTTGTCCTGATGTTGCAGTTCCTCCGGAAAGTGTTCCATTCGATCCTGCACCACCACCAGATCCACCATTACCGCCAGTTGCGTTTGGATATGTGCCACCAAAACCACCACCAACTGCTGTTTGAGAAAACGCAGATGAACTAGATCCTTGCGTGTTAACGCTTCCCCCACTTCCAACGGTGATTGTATATGCTTGAGATGGAGTTATGGAACTTGTTGAAGATATGTATCCACCAGCACCACCACCACCACCGTAAGATCCACCAGCGCCACCTCCACCGGCAACAATTAAATATTCAACCGAATAGTTGTAAGTACTTTGCGTTAATTGATTCCATTGAGTACCGCTGTAAACCTCATATTGAGATTCTGTTGTGTTGTAGCGAATCATTCCAACTGCAGGTGAACTTGGACGTTCTGCCGTAGTTCCAACAGCAACCCCAAAAGCGCCAGTTACGTTAGGTTGAGTAATACCACTTGTACCGTTTAATACGATTGGCATCTATATCTCCTTAAACCACAGTCCAGACGCTACCGCTGGAAACGGTTACGTTTGCACCACTATTAACAGTGATCGGGCCTGCCGACATTGCGTTATACCCTGATCCGATTGTGTAACTTGTAGCCACGTTTGCCTTATTGACGATCAAACCGTTATCTGCCGCAATGACCTGAGACGTAAGTTGTCCCGTACTTGGCTGGTAGACAATGCTTGCATTGCTGGTAAATACGTTAGAAACCGTGCCTGAGACTACGTTGGCAAGTAGCGGGTAGATGTTAGCGGCTGTCGCTGTATCGTTAGATACCGTGATCGATCCACCCCCGCCACCAGTAGACCAAGCCAAAGTTCCAGAGCCGTTGGTAGACAATACTTGTCCGTTGGTTCCATCTGAGGCTGGTAAAGTCCAAGTTACGTTTGCAGGGATTGAGGCCGCTGCCTTAAACGCTACATAGTTTGTACCGTTGTCCGTATCCTCGTAGAGTTTAAGATCAGCGCCAGAAGCGGACGTACCGCTAATGTCTACTGATCCTACAAATATCGGAGCGCCAGCGTCACTGAGGGTCGCATTAGAGTTTTGCAGCAACTTACCAGTAGTCAGGTCAAACCTAGCAAAAGCGTTATCTGTAGAACTTGCTGGCCCCACTACGTCACCAGAGCCGCTACTACCGTTTGATGCCGAAGTTATTCGCCCTTGAGCATCAACAGTAATATTTGTGTTTGTATAGGAACCGGGACTTACGGCAGTATTTGCTAAACTAATTGTTCCACTAGTGGTAATTGTTCCGCCGTTTAATCCAGTACCAGCGGTAATTGAAGTTACCGTACCGTTGCCGCTACCACCCCCTGTAGACCATGACAGGGTGCCACTACCATTTGTGGACAAAACTTGACCACTTGTACCGTCTGTTGCTGGCAGTGTCCAAGTAACATTAGTTGCGACCGTTGCGGGGCCTTGAAAGGCCACCCAGTTTGATGAGTCTGCATCAGCAAACCGTACATCGCCCTGAGCATTTAGCGTAATGTCTGAAACCGCAATTGTTCCGCCAGTGATCTGAGCGTTAGCAGTCTGTAGGTTTGCTACATTGGCAGTGGTTACGTTAGCCTGAGTAGCCGTTACATTGGTAAATGTTGCATTGCCACTAGAAATGGTGACAGATGCCATGCTAATGCTATTGGCTGTACCGCCCGTAGCCTGTAGGCTGGCTGTCTGAACCGTGCCAATGTTGGCTGTTGTCAGATTGGCCTGTGTAGCCGTGACGTTAGTTAGCGATGCGTTACCGCTTGAAATAGTTACGTTTGCAAAAGATACGCCGCTAACAGAACCTCCAGTAATTTGAAGGTTGGCAGTCTGTAATGTGCCTACGTTAGCCGTAGTTAGGTTGGCTTGCGTGGCAGTTACGTTGGTCAGCGTGGCATTACCGGATGAAATGTTAGCGCCAGCAATGTTGGCTGCTGTTATGCCAGTAAATGTGCCGCTAGTTACAGAAACATTGACCAGCGTTACGTTACTAAGGGTTTCTACGTCCACCGTCACGTTATCAAGGGTGACGTTGGCTATGATTCCGCCAGAAATAGACACGTTATTAGCGTCTTGAGTGGCTATAGTGCCAAGCCCAAGGTTAGTCCTAGCCCCAGAAGCGGTTGATGCGCCCGTACCGCCATCGGCAATGGCTAGGTCAGTAATGCCAGTAATAGAGCCGCCAGTGATTGTGACGTTGGCGCTCTGCATATTGGCAACATTTGCCGTTGTGACATTGGCTAGTGTGGCTGTTAGGTTGGTTAGAGTAGCGTTTCCACTGACAATACGGACGTTTGAAAGCGTTACGTTGTCAAAATTCTCTGTTTGGATCGTTACATTGTCTAGCGTGACATTGCTAATAATGCCGCCAGTGATAGTTACATTGCTTGACTTTAGATTTGCCAGTATTTCTGAGCCACTGTTGATGCCGTTGATTGCGTTAGAAAGCGTAGAAAAGTCGCTATCCAAATACGATAACGGAATCGCTGTAGTAGCGTTGGCAAACGTGTGTGGTATCGTTACCGGAAGTGCCATTTAGAACCTCGCTCTTAATTCATGCTCTAGTTGAAAGCCGTTCATAGTGAATGGCGCACTAGTACCTGTAAGGGTTAATCCAAGATATTTACCGTACATTTTCGCATCAGAACGGTATAAATAATAGTTACCCGCCCCTAAAACTGTATTAGAAATCCAGCCAATAGCAACCGATGATCCGCTGCTATTGATCCACGGAATGTTGGTTCCTACGTTGTTGAACCAAGCAATAGAGTTACTAAATGTAATTGCCGGAGACTGCTGGTTTTCTGAGTCTATGTAACACGAAAATCCAGCGTAGCCAGACGTAAGGGTTGCCTCAACACCCACCTTCAATGCTTGCTTGTCCCTAATTGGATCGCCCATAGGCCACAAGGCTGTAATAACTTCCCAATCTATGCCGCTAATACTATCGTTATAAAACCTGATCAAATTTTGACCAGTAGTGCCATACATATTGATGTTGCCAGCAGTAACGGCTGAAGCAGTCCTAGTGATGGTGCTGCCTTGGCTAGTAAAAAACCACTTACGGTCAAAAAATATGGCTTGAATCTTTCTTGGCGTAACTACGTTATTTACTGATTCGTTATATGTGAACGTCCAGCAGGCGCACAAGATATTGTTAAGAAGAACTTGACCGCCAGTTATAGGCTCGTTGAAGTCAATGTCTGGAAATATCCCGTCAATGTCATCGCTGATCTTTGACGTTGTAGCGCCGACCAAGGCGTAAATACCGTAGCGGTTCATAAACAACATGGATCGGAAATACGGGAAAATTGCGTATTTGAACCCAGAGCCTATTGAAGCCGATACGTTGGTATTGGTAAAAACAGTCTCTCCAGTGGTGCTGTTGACCCGCACATCGGAAAAGACGTTGATTGAGTCTTCGCCGTAAATGTAGAGAAAGTTGTTAGCGGCAATGATTGCCGCAATATCTGTTCTTAGCGTTGAGTCGGTAAGCGTAATGAATCCGCTAGATACCGATACAAAGTCATTGTAGGTGTCAGCAGCAGAGTAGTAGACCGTGCGGCCATCAGCAATCCAAGTACGACCACTGAAAGTAGCAACACCAGTGCCATTTTGACTAAAAAGAGTGCAGGTGACATTAGCGTTTGCGCCAGTTGGGTCTGTGATCGTGACCGTAGGTGCAGATGTGT